TGAAAGTGCTGTCCAGAAATTGAATGTAACATTTAGTTACGATAACTATGTACCAGAAGGACCGTTGTCATCCACAATGTCCGGATTAAGAAGCGCGATATCTGGTCTTATATAATTTTAGGAGATTATAATGGCATTACCAAAAATGAGTGTTCCTCGTTATACGGTTGAACTACCGTCTACTGGGGAAAAGTTAAATATGAGGCCTTACTTGGTAAAAGAAGAAAAGGTATTAATGATTGCACTAGAGTCGAATGACCCCGTGCAAATTAGTGAAGCAGTAAGAAGTATTATTCAATCATGTTATGATTTAGAATCAATGGATAATCTTACAGTGTTTGATATTGAAATGTTATTCTTACAACTGAGAGCAAAATCAGTTGGTGAAGAAATGAGAATTCAAGTTAAATGTAAAGGTGAAGAATGTGAGACAATGAATCCGTTAAGCATTAACATTGATGATATTAAGGTTTATAAACCAGAATCTTCTGATGGTACTATACTATTTGGAGACGAGAACGGTATTGGTATTAAAATGAAATACCCAACAGCTGATATTATTAGAAAGATAAACCCAGAAAATATTGAATCAGTTGAAGGTGTAATGGACTTAATTGTTGATTGCATTGAGAGTATATTTGATAATGATAACGTATATAATGCAAAGAATGAGAAAAGAGCAGACTTAGTAGAATTTATTGAAGGTTTAAATTCAGAACAATTTAAACTTGTACAGGCATTCTTCCAAGATAGCCCTAGTGTATCTTACTATAGTGAGTTCATTTGTGTTAAATGTAAGTTGGAAAATGAGGTTGAATTAAAAGGACTTAATAGTTTTTTTTCATAAGCCTCTCACATGAGAGTTTAGAAAACTTTTATCAAACCAACTTCGCATTAATGCAACATCATCATTATAGTTTAAGTGAACTAGAAGGTATGATACCATGGGAGAGGCAAATATATGTTGCTTTACTGAAACAATATATAGAAGACGAAAATTTAAAACAAAAATCCAAAGGAAGTGGATATAAGGGGATGTAGAATGACCGAAGAAGTAAAAAGAAACGACCACCCTGCCGACACTAACGGCGATGGTAAAGTATCTAAAGAAGAACACGATATGTACTTAGAGTTCAAAAGAAAAGAACTTGATGACCAAGATGCGATGAGAGATGCGCAGAGAAAGATGGCGTGGTTTGCTTTGGGCGGTATGTTACTCTATCCCTTTTCAGTAGTTGTTGCGTCTCTTGCAGGACTTGACCAAGCTCAGTCAACTCTAGGATCTATGGCCCCAACATATTTTGTGGCTGTAGCAGGTATCGTTGCTGCATTCTTTGGTGCTCAGGCCTTTACTAAAAAATAGGAATAACCCATGAAAGATAACCCTACACCACCAGAAAAAGGCGCCAGTTTAGAACAACTAGTCGAACTGATGTCCGAAAATAATCGGGCTACATCAGAGATCGAGCGTGATGGTAGAAATACTAGACGTCATCTTTTAGAAATGAAGAAGATCCAACAAGCCTCGTTGGATATGAGTGATAGGGTTAATACTGGATTTGATAATTTCTTTGAAACAATGAACGCCAATAAACTTGGCGACAAAGAAAAGGCTAGTGAAAGAGCAAGTATCTTTGAAGAAATCAGAGATGAATTAAAAGAAATGCGTTCATCTGGTATACCACAAAATGGTGGAAGTAGTGGTTCATCTGCTGGTGGTAGCGGCGGATTTATGAAAATGTTAGGTGGTGCAGGACTTGGTGTAGGTGCGGCGGCCGTAGGTGTTGCTGCTGTATTCGCTTCCAGTGCATTCTTAATTAAAACCATTGAGGATATGGATGGTAAGAAGATAGTCCAGAATGTTGATGACCTACTAGGAATTTCTAGGTTAGACGCAGATGAAGGGGCCGCGGCAGAAGTCTTTGGAACCCTAGCTGCTATTGGTGCGGGTCTGTTAATATTCTCTGCTGGCTCAAGTGCTGCAGCATTAAGTCAAGGAGTAATAGACAAGTTTGAAGGTGGTGGTTGGGCAGAGAAGATAAAAGAAAATGTGGCTACTTTAATATCTATAGCAGACCTTGAAGGTATGTCTGTTGAGAATGTAGCTGGTGTATCTGCTACTATGGCAGCTTTAGGACTCGGACTTCTGGCATTTAGTGCAGGTGCTGCAACTGGAGCAGCAGTAACTGGTGTTGATGAAGCAGTTAAACATTTTTCGGGTAATGAGGGGTTTGCAAAGTCAATTAAAGATAACGTAGAAACTCTTCTTTCTATAGACACAAGTCTTGGTAGTGGATTAGAAATAGCAGGAAAGATGGCTGCTCTAAGTGCAGGTTTGATTGCATTTAGTATTGGTTCTGTCGTTGCAGGTTCCGCAGAGGGTGCAACTCAAGCTATTGAGAAATTCTCAGGCGGTGGTAATTGGGCTGAAAACATTGTAAGTAATATTACCACTCTACTTAGTATTGCAGACTTATCATTCGGTGATGTGGCAAAAACAACTGGTGCACTTGGAACATTAGGCACAGGTCTTGCGGCATTCGGTGTGGGTTCATTCTTTGCAGGAGTAGGTGACGCTGCCAGTTCTGCAGATTCAATCGTATCAGAAGTAGATAAACTATTAACCATAGGTGAGAATGCAGATAAAGAAAGAACACTTGCTGCTACTGGAGCTCTTACATCTTTAGGTTTTGGACTGACGGCCTTTGCAGCGGGTAAAGGTGTTAATGCTCTAGCTGATATTGGTGCTTCTATTGTAGGTTTCTTTACTGGCGCTAAAAGTCCTATTGAACAAGCGATTGAGGTTGGTGAAAAAGCAGATACTATTCAAGCTGGTGCAGATGCATTTAGTTCTTTTGCAGATGTATTTGAAAGAATGTCTTCTATGGGTGAAATTTCTATTGAGATGGGTGATGCTATTACTGACTTGGATGATAATATCAGACTACTTGAAACAATACTCCAAGGTGGTACATTAAAAAGAGGCATCAACTTTGAGACTGACGGATTGGCTAATCTCGGAGATGATGTAGATAAAGCAGTTGCTAATTTTAAGAAAATCCAAGGTATATTAAGTATGGATACGCCTGATGGAACTAGTGCATCTACCAGAGGTGATACTACAGGTGTAGAATTAATGAATATATCTGCAGAGAATGTAGAATTAAGAGCAGCAAATGTGGCATCAGGCCCAATAATCTCATCTGTAGCAGATAATTCATCATCTAATGTTGGTGGTGCAACATATAATATACTACCACCTAAAACAAATAAAACTAAAGAAGCCCTGGCCACTAGATAAAAAAAGGGAGACCGAAGTCTCCCCAAAGAATTGTACTAATTATTATTAGCTTTCTTTAGCCAGTTTAGCGAAGTACGACAAAGTATCATCTTCATCATCACTTGTAGTAGAGACATCAGCCATGGCAGGAGCTGCAGTAGCAGTCGCGGCCATTGGGGATTCTTCAACAACATTCATCGCTGGCATGTCCATAGAAGGAGCACCCGCATCAATACCTAAAACTTTATTCATTTTAGATTTCAATTCATCATATGACTTATAGTTCTCTGGCTGTAAAAAGTCTTGTAGAGAATATAGTTTCCCATATACATCTTCTAGTCTTTCTTCATCACCACTGAACAGTGCAGATTGTTTGGAAAACTCTGACTTATCATAGTTAACCCATCCTTCTACTTTACGGATTTTAATCTTAAATTCAGCACCTTCCCAGAAGTCATAAGGGTTGATCGGTTCTTCGTCCTCAAATGCAGGCTGCATTGATTCCATAATCTTATCAAAGATTTTCTTACCGAACTTGTAAAGAAATACTTTACCCTCGTTCTCTGGATTACTAGGATCAGAAACTACAAGGACATTACTTACATAATGTAAACGTCTTTTCCTGTCTCTAGCGGTATTCTTATCTTCTTCACGACCAGAGTTCCATAGAACAGAGTTAGACTCTGATACTGGATCATCTTGACCAATAGAAGTTAAAGAATTTTCGATATACCATAGACCAGTAGGACCTTTAAAACCGTGATCCCAATATCTTACCCAAGGAAGGTCTTCACCCTCTTTAGCCGGTAAGAATCGGACTACAGCATAACCGTTTCCTGCTTTATCTCTGGTTGGTTTCCAGAATCTGTCATCACCATAAGATGATTTAGAATCTGTTTTAGTGGATACTGCTTCCGCAGCTTTTACGAGTTTGTCGATTGACGAGCCTCGCGAGCTCTTAAGGTTTGCAAATGACATATTATATCTCCGTATTGCGTTGTATTACGACTCTAGTGTAGCCGTTTCTGTTATATTTCACTTTATTCATAATTATACTGTATATTATACATCAAATAAACACTTTTGTCAATAGCTTTAAGCATTTATCTTTATTATAATTTACAAATGGGGTATACTTTTCAATTTTCCGTTTAGTATCTGGCCATATAATGGTATCAGATATCTTTTCAGATTCTCTTCCAATAAACCCAAATATAGAGTTAAGAATAACAACAGTCTCTAAACTAATTTCCTCTTGCATCCATATCTTAATAACCAAGGGTAACTGCCCGTTTACACTCTTAAAGAGATTATCAAACATCTCCCCTTGCTCATTAAGTTTATTTATATCAATTGAAAACACACGGTGTATTGATTCCTGTATTCTCTTATGATCCAAATAATTTCTTTCTCCGTCTTCATTAATCATATCACCTACGTAACCAACTCCGTTTTTAAAGTTAGATACAAAGTATGTTAATAAATCCTTCTCGTAGTTCTTCGCAAGTTTAGCAAAGAAGTACTTATCCCTTCTCTTAAAAAAGGATTGCGGTGACACATTTGATTTATAATTATACTTGATTGCATCATACCCATCTGTTTCAAAATGAAGTTTCAATGCATTATATAGTTTATAAGAGTCAAACGGATCAGTCATTACGCCATTACACTCTCGTATAGGGCTTCAACATCTTCAACCGCACCTACTACTTCTAGCAGATTTTGTTTATGGTAGATATCTGCCATCTTACGCAGATGTTTCTTATCCACTTCTACATCTTCTACACAAGAATTAATCGCGTCTTTAATAAAGTCACGTTGTGCGTCCATCATAGTTTTTGCATTACTGATCTCAATAACACAATCTTTGATACGCTTCTTATCCGCATCGGATGTTGGTATATTCACATTACTCATAATATTCTCCTATATTGGTAATTTATTTGTTTGCTTAGTTCTAAGCAGGTTTAAATCTACAGCTTCCGCCTCGATTTTTTGTTTAAGGGAGTCAGATAAAAGTCTATTTAAACTTTTAAAATCCATCCCTCGTTCTTCTATAATAGAAGCAGCTGCCTCTATATAAGATACTCCTTTACTTTCTGATACCATACTCTCAACGGCAGTAGAAAATCTTTTTCTTGTCATAATTTTTTGTTCAATCATTTCGTCCTTACATTACCCTAAGTAGTACACAGTCTTTATTAATACGACCGTTTGGACTACCTATCTTAGTTGTTAATTTATCCCAAACTCTCTTCTCAATTTGTTTAGGGGTTAGTTTCAACACCTCAGGTAATACATCCTCTGGTTTTCTTAACCTAGATGTCTTGGACAGAGTGGGTTCAAAGTTCTTAATGGTAGTACCACTAATTTCAAAACCACTCGTGGCAGTAGTAACATACTGTGTTAACACTTTGTTCTTAGTGTTATACACCCATAACCTTTCCTTAGTTGGTATTAATACCGGATTGATTGATGTTACCTTAGATTTGACATCCTCCTGCAAGTATTGTAATCTTGCGACTTGGGCATCAGTTGACTTTGGTTTCTTAGCTCTAGGCATTCTAACTGCCTTGAAACTATCTTTTAATTTATTAAGATCAGCAAAGATTGAATCCATGAGATTTAACATCTTCTTCTGACGTCTTGGTGTAATGTGTGAATACGCCTCTATAGCTTGATCGCACTTCTTATAATACGCATCCGATACTGTATCATATTCAAACTGGACTTTCTCTTTAAATGCATTAATTACATTACCTTTAAGGCCATGTTTTTTCCATAGTTCATATACATTAAAGTCTGGTTTAAAGTTTCCATCCATCCAGCTATCGACTACAATTTCATCCCAATCAGCATGAATAGTCTCCATCATGTTCATATATGCCCTTTGTGCAGGACTGATGACAGGTGGTGCATTCTTTTTGGTTTCTTTCTTTTCTACTACTAGTAGTTTACCTTCTTCGACTTTTTCTTTGAGTTTAATAAGGCATCTTTCGTGTAGAGATTCTTCGTGCACAAAACCTCTGAAGTG